AAAGCTTTTACAGTGCGATTATGCTTGTTTTTTCGGGTTATAAGATAAAATTACACGACATAAGAAAGCTTGGTAGTCTGGCAGGAAATTATAATGCTGAGTTGTGGCAAGTCTTTCCTCATTCGAGTGTTGACGAGCGACAGGCATTTAAGCTACTTGAAAGAGCTTACATAGAAGCAAGGTATAACAAAGAATATAAGATTACCAAAGAACAACTACTTTATCTTGTTGAACGAGTCCAGAAATTACAAAACTTAACAGAACGGATTTGCCTTGAATACATCAATGCTTCTTAAAAGATGAGAAAAAAACAGTTTTTGCAAAGCTTTAGAATTTAGGAATAATAAAGTTATGATAAATAAAGTCTCAATCGATTTAGATGATTATTGGTGTGAATATTATGCAGTAATGCCTTTGTGGACACTTGAGGAAGCTGTATCATTAGCTTATGGTTTAAATCCTCAATATCCCAAAAAAACTCTAACATGGTTAGAACATAAGAATTCTAGTAATACTTTAATGCTAATGAGAATATTAAAACGAGCTTTGGAATACAAGGAAATTATATTAAAAAATAATCAACTTATACCATTAAATTTTATAGAATTGTGTAAATTAAAAAACGTTTCTTTTTTCTTAAAATTAGAAATCTTGGTAAAAAACTATAATGCTAAAAAAGAAGCTTTTAAAGCTAGATCTAAGTGCCTAGAATTAGAAAATAAAGAACTAAAAAAAGAAAATGAAATGCTAAAAAAAGAAAATACTAAACTCCGTGAGGAAGTGCAAAATAAACCTAATGCAAAAGTTTTAAACACTTTAGCACAAATAGCAATGGGTAATTTCGAGTTACTTTACGGAGAAGAACAAATAAAAATATGGCAAGATTGGTCAAATAAAGCTGGTACGAATAAACTTATACAGCAGAATGACTTAAATTTTTCAAAAATACAAAATGACTATGCTTCTCTTAACAGAGAAGGAATTACTGTAAAACGAGATGCTATTTGTGATCGAATCAAAGAATATATTCATTTAATGAAAAAAGTAAAATAGTAATACCCCCATCTTAGATTAAGCAATTTAATTTTGCACTTCAGGTTTTGTTTATCACATAATTCAGAGATCGGTTATAGCCTTTTACAAGGAGATGAAGTCTCCAAGATACCAAATATCAAATCTTTGTAAGTATTTTAAACAATACTTTAATCAAAATCTTTTAATTATTCTGCACAAAATAATATATATATATATATAAACTTATTCTAAACTATATTACATAAGTTCATACCAGTATTTTGTCTGTCCTTTTTTCTATGTTAAAATGACAACTTAATCTAAACATATTTTAAAAAAAATGTGTTACTTATTATGTTGTTTATTCATCATATTTTAAAGATATAAGAATAAGTTACAACAAATATTCACCTTTTGCGTTTTTCTTTATTTTTTTTCTAACGCTCTAAAGCCCGATTTCATTTAGGTACAAAGATATTTTTTGTAGAAAAACGCAGGTTCTCTGTGCGTTTTCATTTAAAGCGCAGATGCAATAGTAAATAAACAAAATTAATATTACTCCACATAAATTAACATTTAAGGGAGCAATAAAATGCACGATCATTTACTACCAGATAATACCGCCTTTGTGAGGCTTCCTACTATTTTAAAACTTCTACCTATTAGCAGGTCAACGTGGTTAACCGGTATTAAATCCGGTCATTTCCCCAAGCCGATTAGGTTAGGCAGAAGAATCACCGCTTGGCGTGTTGAGGATATCCGCAACCTTATAAACAGCAAAGAAGAAGGAGGGAGTGATGGAACCGGCAATTAACCCTATTTACTCTTCTAGTTTCTCTGATTTAGTAGCAATCCATAGTATTACAGAATTGAGAAACAGAAGAGCAAATCTATTGTTTTTAAAAGAACGATACCTAGCTACAGGCTCTTTATATGAATTTTTTAAAGCGGCATGGCCTTATATGGAAGGTAATATGCCTTATGTTGATAGCTGGCATATAAGAGCAATAGCCGAGCATTTAGAAGCGGTTTACGTGCGGCAAATAAAGAAGCTGATTATTAACGTTCCGCCTCGCACCGGTAAGACCAATTTAATATCGGTAGCTTTTCCTGCGTGGGTCTGGATACATAACCCTGCTGAGCGTTTCTTATGCGTATCCTGTACAAACGGTTTAAGTCTTGAGCATGCGCAGAAAAACAGAGCTTTACTTGAAAGCAACTGGTATCAGGATAACTGGGGGTATAGATTCCCGCTTCTAAAAGACCAGAACGTTAAAAGTTTCTTTCAAAATAGCAAAACAGGATATAGGCAATCAACAAGTGTAGTATCTAAAACTGTCGGTAAAGGCGGTTCAATTATTATTATTGATGACCCTAATGACCCAGGGGACTTATCTGAAGTAAAACGCCAGAACGTAATTAACTGGTGGACGCAGAGAATGTCTACCCGCTCGAACAATCCTGCTAATGACTGCCGAATAGTTGTCCAGCAAAGAACACATGAGAACGATTTAACCGGTTATATCCGAAAGAACGATAGCGATAGCGAATGGGTAGAGTTGGTGCTACCGCTAGAGTTTGAAGAGAAACGGAAGTGTATAACAGTACCTCTCGGCAAAAAGCAAATTATGTGGGAAGACCCTCGAAGCTGCGAGGGAGAAGTACTTAATGACTTACGTTTTCCTAAAAAACAAGTAGATGAATTTAAACGATCACTCGGCTCTTATGGATATGCAGGGCAATGCCAGCAAAGACCTTCCCCTATCGGCGGAGGAATACTTAAGAAAAAATGGTTTAAGCACTGGACTAGCCCGATTAAGCCTAAATTTGATTACATATTGCAAAGCTGGGATACGGCAATCTCTGATGAGCCTACAGCTGCGTATTCTGCTTGTACTACTTGGGGAGTATGGGGTGAAAAATCCGAGGATGAGTTATTTAAGATGATACTCTTATCTACTTGGCGTGACCGAGTAGGCTACCCGGAGCTGCGAGCTAGAGCGCAGCGCTTAAGCAAAGATTATAAGGATATAGGTGAGCATAAGAATCCAATGCCTGCTCAAAGAACTGTTGATTTTTGTCTAATAGAAGCCAAGGCAACGGGCGATCCGTTAATTCGAGATTTAAGGCTTGGAGGGATTCCTGCTAGAGGCTACACCCCAAAAGGCGATAAGAATGCAAGAGTACAGAGAGCAGCGCCGTTTATTGAGTGCGGGCTTATTTATTTGCCGACTGAAGAGAAAAACTCTGAAAGGCTCGAGGCTTTTGCCGAAGAGTTTTTAGAAACAGTGATAACCTTTCCGAACGGAGAGTCAAAAGACCTCGTTGACTCGATGACACAAGCAATTTTGTACCTCCGAGACTTTGAAGCTTTAACCCATACAAGCGATGTTAAGGAAGGTGATGAGAATACAGCTACATTTAGGAAGTTGTATTAATTCCAATAATAGAAGAGCTAGAACTAGAAACAAAACTGAAAACAAGCTTACTGAAATTGAAAAGCAAATATTAACTAATAAAAGAGTACAAGATGATGCACTTGCAAATTAATGAAGAATTTAAACAATTAATTCCTCAATTAAGTCAGGAAGAATTAGTTGGGTTAGAAAATAGTTTAAAACTTGAGGGATGCCGTGATCCGCTGGTGGTATGGCACAATACTATAATAGATGGACACCATAGATATGCTATTTGCAGTAAACACGGCATAAGCTTCAATGTGGTGGAAAAGTCAGAGCTAGAAAGCGAGCTAGACGTAAAACTCTGGATGATCAATAACCAGTTTAGCAGAAGGAATTTACCTACAGAAACTAGGCTAGCACTTGCTTATAAGTTTAAGGAATTTGAGGCGGAGAAGGCTAAGGAGAGGATGCAGGCTACTCAGTTTAAAACAATAGGTGATACGGCTTACCAACTAGTTGGTAGCCCACAAGTAGAAGAGTTAAAAACAGAACATACTACTCAAAGTAGAGGCGCTTTAGGAGAAATAGCCAAACGAGCTGGTGTGAGTCACACTACCGCCGAACAATACGATGCTATCCAGCGTAAAGGCACTGAAGAACAAAAAACCGAAGTTGCCGAGGGCAAGTCCAGTATTAAGAAAGTATACACTCAAATACAAAAAGCCGAGCGTTTAGAGAAGAATAAGGCAGCAGAGTGGCCAAAAGGTAAGTACCGAGTTATATACGCCGACCCTCCATGGCAATACGGAGATGAGAGATCAGGAGGTAACCACGGCGGGGCAGTAGACCATTATAATACGATAAGCATAAATGAGCTAAAAAATATGCCCATAGCTTCTTTAGCTGAGGATAATGCTGTTTTATTTCTATGGGCTACAGCTCCATTACTACCAGAAGCACTAGAGCTAATAAATGCTTGGGACTTCAAGTATAAGACTAATTTTATATGGGATAAAGTTAAACATAATATGGGGCATTACAATTCGGTTCGCCATGAATTGTTATTAATAGCTACTAAGGGAAGCTGCACGCCTGATAATGTTCAATTATTTGACTCTGTACAAAGTATTGAAAGAACCGATCGTCATTCCGAGAAACCCGAAGAATTTAGAAAGATAATTGAAACGCTATACACTTACGGCAACAAGCTTGAAATGTTTGCTCGGAAGCAAGTGGAAGGTTGGGAGGTGTTCGGTAATGAGCTTTAATTACAAACAGAATTACCAGATGCAACTTGATGAGGGGCAAGAGTTTCAGGATCATTGTGCTTATTGGCTACAAAAGACACTGAATATCGGAATAATAAATTTTCAGACAAAAGAATACCAATATAAGTTTGGTGAAAATATGCAGGGAATAGAGTTTAAGCTAGATAAAGTCTTTCAAACCACTGGTAACTTGTGGATAGAAACCGCTGAAAGAAATGACCCTAAAATTCCATATTCGAGTAGTGGAATATTTAGAAATGATAATTCATGGCTGTATTGCATAGGTAATTATGACGTTCTCTATATATTTCAGACAAATATACTTATTGGTATATGCCGGTCTGAACGTTATCCGATCATAGAAAATAATGTAATGACTTCAAAGGGTTTTTTATTACCCAAACACGAGGCCGATAAATATGGCAAAAAAATAGCAACGAAGAGTGTAGTTAATGAAACTTCGGGGGTAAAAAGTGAGAAATGCACTAATTAATAATAGTTCTTTAGCTGAAATAGTTATTGCCGTAAGTCAAAATGAGTGCGAATTACCTCCGTCTAAGTTGATTATCAACGAGATCATCGAAGCAGAGGCAATGGCTTCTTTATTAGATGCAATGGTATTTACTCCGGAAGCAGCTACTACGCTTAAGAAAGGTAGTGAAAATTTTATCAACCAATTAATAGAGGAAAACAATGAGTAAATGGAATAACTTTAACGATGCCGAAGACCAAATGTCTTACGAACTAATACCTAATAAAACAATAGCAAAGGTTCGGCTAATACTTAAAAAAGGCAATCACGTTACGAAAGAATGGCCGGACGGTTACGCTACATTAAGTAAAGCAGGCACTAGCATATACCTTGCCTGCGAATTCGTGATCTTAGGTGGGGAATATGAGAATAAAAAAGTCTGGAGTTACATCGGTCTTCATAGTGAAAAATCACCTAAATATGGTGAAATTGGTAGGAGTATGATTAGAGCAATACTTAACTCTGCTCACGGCTTGCATTCAAAAGATAAATCACCTGAGGCAGAAAAACAGAGACAGATTAAGAGCTTTACCGACTTAGATAACCTAGTATGCCTAGCGGAGATTACCATTAATGACAAAGGTTATAAACCTCGCAACGAGATCAAAACCATTCTGACGCCCGATCATGCTGAATATAGCGAGTATATGGACGAGAGAAGCGGTAAATTTACGATTAGTTCAACGAGTAATATACAAAGTACCGGTG